GATAACTCACTTTTTGCCCCGATGACGGAATTGTCAACTCGTGAGTTGGGGTTGCATTTAATTTTGGTAATGCTCCATTCATAATATTCTCCTATATTATAATCTATCTATAAGTGAACTTGTAAACCCGCCAAGCATTTTGTTTTTGAGTTTATCTTTCACTTTTTCACCGACAACATCAATTGCTTTATCGATAATTCTATCTTTCAAATTACCTTCAACTATTCTAAAGTTTTTGTACGATAATTGAACGTTCACTTCTAATAAACCATCTAGTTCATTATTCATTTCGAAACTATTTATAGTAGTAGGATATGCTTTGTCTAGTCGACAAGAATATGTTACACCTTCTGCCATATACCTCAAACCTGTATCACCTAATAAACCTAAATCAAAAGTACCATTTGCTAAGTCAAGTGGACCAATTGGTGGTATTATATCTTTTAATGCATCTGGTAGTTTATTGTCAAATAACTTTTTAGGTTGTAACAGTGGATTTTCTGCACCTTTTTTAAGTGCTTGAATGATTACTGGATATGTATAATCATTTAAATAACCGACTTCTTGTTCTTCTTGATTGACTGCTTTTGATTGCCAAGCATGAAAGTAATCTATGATTCTCATGTCATTTAAACAATAAAAAGTTAAAGTCACGTCATCACTAGCATAACCATTTGCAACTTTCATGGTTGACATACCCATAAATCTTTCTGTTGATAGTATTTGCCTACCTGGTATTTGTGCGGCCTTACAGAGAATATCCATGTCTTGTGTTCTTACACCAATAATTGGTGGCAAAAAGACACGATAAAGGTTGGCCATCGCAAGACCGCCACCTTCTGTTATTCTACTCTTGAACGTATCTATCATGTTAGTTGTCATAGCATTTTCCTACTGTCTGCATATATTTTTTGTTTTGTTGCTTTTTCAAATTGTGCAAGTGGTAAAAACGTAGCAATCTCCCATTCTGGTGCTTTGACTTCTGCGAATTTAGTTGCAACTTTTTCATTTAAATAATGTTTAATACATGGTTCGTAATACTTTAGTTTGCTTGTACTTGCTAATAATCTTACTGTTAAGTCAAACTTTGCATTGTCACTTTTCTTACTTGTGACGTTATCCATTAATGCATCAAGAAACTTTGCACGAAGTATTGGTGGTAAGTAATGTAAATTCAAACCTAGAAACCCACCTTTTGCAGGTTTTACAATGATTGCTAAAGGAAATCTATCATAATATGGTAAAGTATCTTTGTGTTTTGGGTCATAACCAAACATTTGCATTGACCCAATAATTCTTCTACCACTTCTACTGAGTGGTTCTTCTTTCATAAGTTCTTCTCTATTAATACCTCGCATAGTCTTTGCTTTATTCATAAACCACTCTCTACTCTCTTTAGTTCTTGGAGTAATTTGATTACGAAATGCCGCAAGTTCTAGTTTCTGAAAGATATTTGACATACTTCTATTTATACTTATTTCTTACGTCCTGTAAAAGGTTTTAAAGGTTTTGTAGATTTAGGTAGAATACCCATAGAATTAAGTGTCTTTTCTGTCCAGACTTGAAACTCATATCCATTGTCTTTTGCATATTCATCTGCCGCTTCCCACTTGTTCATGTTTTTGACATATGTTGTCGCCTCAGTAATATATCGTCTAGTTCGTCTTCTACCAGTAGGTGGTTTAGTTTCTTTCTCTGGTTTTATTTCAACAAGTATTGTTTTACCTTCTTTAAATGTTATTTTCAAATCAAGATAATACTTATGGTATCTTTTATCTATTTCATAGTAGTATGGAACGACAGTTTCTTCTGAACTCCAATACTGAACTTTAGGGTTTTCATCACACCACCGAAAGCAATGCCTTTCCCACAAAGACCTATAGATGACATTCTCATAATCACCTTTATACTTTTTTGTATTTTTTACTCGATATCTTCCTTTGTATGTCTTCATTTCAGTATAAATAGAACTATAATAAACTATTTATTAGAGTAACATATGGCAGATTTCGGTAAAACATTGGTAAATTTTGGAAAAGAAGTTCTTTTCGATTCACTTCCAGAAGCAGTACCAGTTCTAAAAGGTAGAAAAGATTTAGAATATCCACTCAATAACCCAGACGATTATAAAGGTAGACTCATGTTTAGTATCTTCGAAGAAGAACCTTTAGACATGGCCGCACTTGTAGGTTTATCTGGCATATTCGCTAAAGATTCAGATACAAGTGAAATTACAAATGATGGAGAACAAACAGAAGAGTTTAAGGGTGAAGGTGTAGCATATCAAACTAAAGAAGGTTCTGGTTCTAAATTATCGCAAATAGATAAATCAGTAAAACTCTTTACACCTGTTGCATTGCAGTTTAGAGATAACGTTGCATATGATAATGCAGATTTAGGTTTTGGTGGTGGTATAGGTGAGGCCGCAGGTAAAAGTGGTAAAAATATTTTAAGTTCACTTCTTGGTGGTGTAGGGTCAACATTAACTGCTGGTCTTCAAGGTAATGCTGGTGGTGATTTAGGTAAACTTGCAATGACACAAGTAAGTGTAGCAAAAGTGGCAGGTGAAGGTGCGAATCTGGCAGTAAAACAGGCCGCTGGTGTAACAATGAATCCAAATACTCGTGCATTATTTAAGTCAGTAGCACTTCGAGAATTTGCATTTACATTTAAATTTATTGCAACATCTGAACGAGAAGCAGACGAAATAGATGAAATCATTAAGTTTTTTAGAACAGAATTATATCCAGAAGATATTCTTATTGATATTGGTGGTGTCGATGCATCTATTGGTTATCGTTTTCCAAACAAATTTAATATAGCAGTAGTATATGATGGCAAAGAAATAGCAACAAAGATTCAACCTTGTTTTCTTCGTGACATTAGTATTGTATATAATCCAACAAATTCTGCAATGCATCGTGATGGTAAATTTACTGAAATAGATATGACTTTAGCATTTACTGAAACATCGACATTAAGTAGAAAGAAAGTTGAAGAAGAAGGTTATTAAGCATGACAACAAAATATTTCAAAAACTTTGAATCATTAGCATATAGATTTGGAAATTTAGAAGACCCAGTACTGTTCAATAATCTAACTCAATATGTAGATTTAATTGATGAAATAAAATCAAACGTAGCATTTTTAAACAAATACACAATACTTTCTGGTGATAGAGCAGACTCATTATCACACAAGTTATATGGCACAACAGATTATTATTGGACATTTTATTTGATGAATGACCACTTAAGACTTAGTGGTTGGCCAGTGGACACAGGTGATTTATTAGCAACCGCGGCATCAAAGTATCCAAACAGATTTATCACGTTTACTAATAGAACTACAATTGGTGGTGCAAATGAGGATATTGCAGTAACATTTCCTGTTGGACAATCTGTTACTGGTGCATCATCGACAACTGTTGGAACAATTGTAAAAAGAAATTTAGATTTAGGACAATTGTTTATAAAGATTACAAGTGGGACCAAGTTTTCTGTTGGTGAACAATTGCAGTTTACTAACACAAGTGGCGATGTAATTTCTCTTGTAATAGTAAGTGAAGGTGAACAATACAATGCAGTACATCATTATAAAAATACAGATGGCAAACAAGTTGATATTGACCCTTACCCAGAACCTGATAGTGATGGAACTAGAACAGTAAATACATCTGGTTTAATACCTGTTACCTATCGTGATAGACTTGAAACCAGAAATGATGAACTAAAAACAATTATTGTCATTAGACCAGACAGTATAGACAAAGTAGTATCAGATTTTAATAAAGCATTGAAGTCATAATATGGCAAACCCAAAGAGTCAACAATTTAAGTTAACTAAGGCGCATATCTCTGCGGATAGATTCGGTGGGTTTGATAAAAAATTCTTTGATGTTAAAAATCAAGTAGCAGAAATAAACATTTATGAAAGTATTGAAGAACTGTCTTTAACTGGTACAATTGCAATTGTAGATGATAAGTCTTTGTATGAATTAATTAATTTTAATGGTACAGAACGTATTAAATTAGAAATGGCAGGACTAGGTAAAGATACTGACCCTGTGTTTGAAAAAACTTTTATCATGACAAATATAGTCAGACAACTAAAAGGTAATGATAAGTCTAGTATATACGTGTTTGACATTATTGATGAACATGGGTTTATTTCAGAAGCAGAAAGACTTCGTGGGTCTTATCGTGGACGTATTGATGATATTGTCAAAAGAATTAGTTTGACACAATTAAATAAAAGTGTTGATATCTCATATCAATTTCTTAGTAAAAAAGACCGAGTTGATGCAATACAAGATGATATACGTGTAATTATACCTAATCTTTCGCCAATAAATGCAATTAAATGGTTGTTATCAAGAGCAACAACACAAACAGGTTCTCCTTTCTTTTTATGGGCATCGATACATGACGAAAATTTAAGACTTGGTAATCTAGATGTTATGTATCGTCAAACACCATTCAACGATAAACTACCTTATACTTTTAATCCATCAAACGTAAATGTTGCAGAAGACAAAACAGAGTTCGAACAAGGATTTACTATTAAAGGATTAGGTTTAGGTGAAATGGGCGATACTCTTCATTTGGTAACAAACGGAAGTGTTGGCGCATCACAAAGTATAACTAATTTAAATACTGGCCAAATAATGCAACAACATTATGATGTCCAAAGAACAATCAATAATTTAGACCAACAAGATGTAATCAAAAAGAAAAATCAAAATGTCTTTGATAGAAAGTTTAAATTAAAAAATAAACTTATTAACGAATACCAAGGACAAAATGTTCATCAAGTAGTTTCAACAGGAACATATGGTAAATTTAAATCGTATCACGATGAGTTCGAAGAAGAAAAACATCTTAAAAAATTAGAATCTGCATCAATCAAAGACTTACTAGTTAAAAACATGATGTCTATTACAGTTCCGGGTACTGCATTCTTTCTTGGTAAAGCGGCAGTAGGTGATACAGTAAATTTAAGTATTGTTAATGATAACTTAGAAGTTGGTAAACAATCAAATGCAGATGATATGTTAGATAAAAATAAATCTGGTAAACATTTAATTTATGACTTGCGACACACTTTTAGAGGTACACAACATGACGTTACAATGAATGTTTGTAAATTAGAAAGAGAAGTATGAAAGAAAAATTTTTAAACCCAGTACCTTATGAATATTATGGAGATAATGTTCGTTGGTTTATTGCAACAGTTATTGATGCATCACCACCATTTGGATTTGAAGGGCGTGTAAAGATAAGAATACATGGGTTACATTCAGAAGAGACATACTTATTGCCACAACAAGATTTACCTTGGGCACAATGTGTGCTTCCAACAACAGAAGGTGGTGTATCTGGCATAGGTAAATCACCAAAGATACAACCAAACTCATTAGTTTTTGGTATGTTTATGGATGGTAATCATTCACAAACACCAATAATTTTAGGTTCTTTACCACATTTAGAATTTCCAACGTTAATGCAAAACAATCAAGTGCTTGAAGATGTTGGTGATGATAGTAAACCTGAAGGTATATTCGGTAGACTAGCAAGTGTATTTACACCAAGAGATAAAGGAATAGAGAATGATAACACTAGTAGTAATCCAAGAAAATTTTCTGACACAGTTAGAGACAACAGAGTAAGACATTCAGTACAGTTTTTATTAAATTTAGGTTATACAGAAAATCAAGCAATTGCAATTACATCTGGTTTGTTTATTTCATCTAAAATGGTTACTGGTAAAACTGGACTTGGAGATTTTTCTAAACAAAGATTTTCTAACTTAATCGCATTTAGTTCAGCATATAGACAATTTACAACACAATTAGAATTTGTTGTTTTTGAACTAAGAGGTGAGAAACAAAATGCTAATATAAAAATACTACAAACTGATAGTTTAGAAGGTAAAAATTCTTTACCAGAAATTGTGACTAAATACTACTTAGAAAACAATGCATCTGGTTTTAAAGATGAAGTTGAAGCAAAGGCATTAGAAATTAAGGAGAGTATTGGTGAGTAGAGAAACTAAATCAAGAATTAATGCTCAATTAAGAAGATTAAAAAGAGAGGACAAAGAGCAAGAATACA